TCGGTTGTGGGAAGCTCGCCCACTACGCTGTTCGTCTGTTTGATTTTCGCGAGTATCGCCTTTGCGGCCGCCTCGCCCATGAATTTCTTTGCCATTGTTATGTCGGTTTTATGTGTTTATGAATCTTTGCCGGAACCGGCGATGTTATCAAACCATGTGTCGATGTCGGAGGGGGTTATTTCGTCTGCCGGGAAAAAATCATTCCATGGCGTCCATTGCCCACGTGAGACCGGGGGAGACCCCGTCCCTGATGCCGAAATATTGAAATGCCTGACATAAACATGCGCGTCCCAGTCCGAATGGTCGCTGTAGAAAACCCCTCCGTCGCGCAATATAAGATTGGTTACGAAAATCTGTGTTATCGTGCAGTACCCGGGTGTTGAGAACATTTCAAGTAACCCGACATTGCGCACTGCACCTAAGTGGCCGCTTGTGACCGTGTATCGTGTGTGATGCGGTTCCAGCATGGCCTTAAAAAAAGCATCGGCGTCTGAATAGCCCATGTTGTCCAACTCTTCTACCGGTATCGACTTGTGGTTTACAGCTTGGGCAATATGACTTTCAAGCGTGAGGTAGGCAATCTTCCTACCTCCGCTGAGTTCTATGCAGTCGCCATTCAACGGGGTTGACGTAGGAGTAAGCTGGTCGATAGTCCGTGAATTTGTCCGGACGGCTGAAAGCACCGTATTGACGATTTCCTGTAGTTCATCTTCTTGTAATACCATGGTCTATTCTGCTATGCGGTTAATATCGGGAATCGCCAGCCTGTATGTGTCGGAGGTTCTGCGCATCGCTATCTGATGGCTCAGGTTAATGGCGGGATCAATATTCACGACTTTCTGGAGACTTTGATTGAAAACGAAACTGTTGATGCCGTCCTGAAGCAAAGTCACCTCAGGCACGCTTGAATCCTTCCGGCAATAACGGATTCCATCGAAATAGACGAAACTACAGCATAGGATGCGGTTGAGCATTTCCCCGAACCATATGGGGCATCCCATTGAGTTGCCTAATGTGAATTTCTGCTGGGTGGATTCTTTGGCATACAATTCGATGATGTCGGAATCAGCCGTGACGAACTGCTCGTTATCAACTGAGAATGTCCAGTTTGAATCTTTAAAGCCGCCAGGAACCCGGAAATCGAAGAACCTCTGCATCCCGTCGATAAAAAACACACCGTCCATGCGCGATTTATTGTCTTTCATCGAGTACTGGATCAAAGTTGTGGTGGCAAGTTCAAGTTCTGAATTTGTGACTTTGAAAGTCTCTGACACACCTATCCCGCTTATGCCGACAGAATATGTTCCGGGTGTAAGGGCAAGTACGGTGAAGCGGAGCATAGTGGTTCTGTTGATTTCCCATGTGTTGAACTGGATGACAAACAAAGGTTCGTGAGACGGTTCCGCATATACGGTCGCTTGCCCGTGCCAATCCTTCTCCCCGATGAGTTCAATGAGAATCCTGTCAGACGTGGCAAACGTCTGAATGTAGGGGCATCCGATGCCGTATGATTTTATAGGCCGGAAAAACAGGGGCGAGAACGGCGAGATCAGCATGGCGTTATTGATGTTATAATCAGTTTATATGTTTCTGGCTCGTTTTTGGCGAGGCTGCACCTAAGCTCCCGCAGGATTCCTGTATATGACATGCCGTTGCTTTGGAATATATACTCCGCATCGGGATTCATCGCCAGCAGTCCGGCCCCGGGGGTTGACACTGATGCTTCCAACAGCTGGAAAAGGCTGCCGGGAAGTTCTATATCGTCGGTGATGCTTATGCCGTTTATGGTCACATCCGTATTTCCATTAGATGAAGTGAATGACAGCATATCGGCGAAAGAACCTATATACCGTGCGTTTGCGTGTATCATGGACATTGGCGAGTACATGCTGTTATACATCGTTTCAGGAGAAACGACGCCGTTGATTTTATACCCGTCTCTGACAAATTCATATGATTTTGCCACTGGGTTCTTCTTTGCGCAGACAAAAAACACATCCTTATCGCTGCGTGTGTCTGAGGTCTTATCACCGCGTTCCAATATCATAAACTCTATGCCATAGCTGTCGGCACGGTAGGGGCTTATGAGTTCGAGACGCTTGTCAGACAGGATGATTCCGGTGGTGTATTCTGCGGAAAAACGGAACTCATACCGCCCGTTAGCCTGCGAATACTCCTGTTTGTCATAACCGGCTTTTACCGATGAATACAACGCGGATGAATCAACATGCAGGCTGATATCGCTCAAAGCGGCATCAAGCCTTACCGTGCGGCTGGTGTTGAAAAGCCCGTTGCGGTGCATGAAAACCAATGATTCTCCGTTTGTGGGTATTACGGGGACATACCCGAATACAGCTTCCATCCACTGGCAGAATTTCTCATAGGACGTGTATAGCTTCGCACCGTTAATGTCTCGGATGCTTTCAGCCGCCATCAGCATGGCATTGTCCATCCTTGGTGTTCCGGACGGTTCTATTGAGCACGGTACTTCGCGGCCTGTCATCGACCGTAGCAGCATCCGGAGCACGGATTGCGGTTTTATGATGTCGATCCTGATATTGTCGCCCGTACTTGCCGCAGTCTGTGTCGTTATGCGGAAGATTTCTGCGGATGAAAATGAAATTTCCCCTTTATCGGGAGTCAAGTCTTTATAGACGCCAAGCTCCCACTTCTCCCATCTCATCACATAAGGATCCTGTTCGCATCTTAGGTAAGGTAATACGAAATACGCGATGATGCAATCGTTCTCTTTCAAATCGGATGTTACGGTTTCTTTCAGGGCTGTAGTTTGGCCAGATTCGGCATTAATGGTGCCGAGTATGTGTTCGGCTCCATCTGATAATCTTGACACCCTGACCTGCGGGGTTGCAAGCGTCCGCCAGGTGTATCCTTTGTCATCGTTTGTCCCTTCGTGAAAATACCGGGACAAAGAGATTTTGAGGTTGAACTTGATGCGGGCCTGTGACACGTCTTTGAGAACCCGGCATACAGGGATGCCGTCAGAAACGTGGTCGACGGTTTGTTTCACGGTGTCATTGCCTGACAGTGAATAGTTGTCGCCGTCCTCGATATAGAAGCATGGAAGAAAAACGAAACGGCATAAGTCCCGGTTGTTTACCTTACATTCAGTAATGCCCAAGTTGACGATATCTAAGATTTGGGTCTCATAGTTGACGTCGCTGACATTCTCGCCGTTGATTTTGAATGCCATGGTTGATTCAAGGTCGATGTGCCGGTAATCGAGCGGCTCGTTTTCTTTTATTTCAGAGACCGGGAATTCATATGTCGTTTTCCCCTTGGCTTTAAGCTGCGCGGCCAGTGTCTGGTCTATGCCGCTGATGCTTAATATTTCGGGGGTGTATGACATTGTGGAGAAATCGAGAGGGCAACGGAAAAACTCGGAATACTCCCATCGGTTGTTTATCGTCGAGATTTCAACCGTCACACTGGCGTCAAGCCCTCTTTTCAGCCATTGCTCCAGTATTAGGTCGTAGGCCGCGCCCACAAACTCGAACTTGCTGCTTATTGAGCGTGTCACCCCCTCATAATTTTTTCGTGTAAGCACGCATTTCACCTCATCCCAATTCTTGATGTTGTCATCGGGAAGTTCCGTTGCGTCTCCATTTATGACAAGGCGGTATTTTATGCGCATCGCTGTTACCTTTTCTGCAAAAGTAAGGTAAAACCACACCCGTTCAGCCAAATGCCGAAAAAACCGATTTTTTGAAAAGGCGCAAAATGCCGCCTAACTCTTTGAGCTATTACATTTTGCACCCGAACTCACTCCAAAACTGAACTTTTATGAGAGCATCTTTGAGGGGCATATAACGGCATCTCTGGCGATATAGTCACGCTGGCCGATGGCCCGGTGCAGATGTGCAATCGCCGTGGCTATCTGATTGCACCCTTTGGTAAATTTGCCCTCTCCATTGACAATTATTATCTGATCATCAGTGAGCCGTACAACCTCAATATAGCCGCCGACATACCGCTGTATCTCTTCAAGCTGGAACTCTCTGCCGCTCTTGGGGGCCACTTGGCTTACCCCACACTTTTCAGTGATGAGGTAAGCATTGGTAGGTAGCAGCTCCATCAGATTGTGCAGATAAGGTTCTCGACTTTGAAACAGCGGAAAGAGTTCTTCTCGGTGTCGAAGTAAGCCATAGTCTTGTAGGAGGGCTTGGTCACTTTCTTGCCGCCGAGGGTGGCACCGGCGGGCACATTTTTGAGAGTGCCCATGGCCTTGCGGATAGAGCCGTCAGCTTTGGTGTAGTAGAATGTTACCACACCCTCGCGCATGGCTTTCGCGAGGCGGTAGAGCTGCCACGCTTTTATCATGCAGATGCGCCATGTCTGCTTGGTGGCTTTCCAGAGTTGCCATGCATACTTCATCACTCTCACGCGGAAATTGTTCTTCTTTTCCATAATTAAGGGGTTTAATGGTTTGACTTGTAGTTTTTTATTATGTTGTAAAGTTAGCCGTTATTTACGATAGACACAAACAGAATGACCACCATTTTACGTCTGATTACCACCATTTTACCACCTTAACATTTACTGACATTTTAGCCGTCGAGAGCCTCACGCAACATCTTCCGGCCATTGCTGATTCTACTCATCACGGTTCCTTTCGGTATTCCGAGCATCTTAGAAATCTCATCATAGTTGTACCCCTTGGCATAAAGTATCACACACTCTATGGCTACTGACTTTCTCGCACATTCCCGGACTGTGGCGAGAATGTGTGATATTGCCATATCCTGTTCGGCTGTTAAAGGCGAGGCATAGGAATAGTCATCGTCCATTCCTGTAAACGGCACGCACTTTCGCCGGTTATACTGGGTGATGTAGGTATTGTGCATGACTGTAAATGCCCACGGGCGGAAGCTCTTCCGTGAGTCAAACTTGTCTTTGCTCCTCAATATTTTCTCTATGGTTTCGCTGGCGAGGTCGTCAGCATCGAAGTCATCTGAATAATACCAGTGTGCCTTTCTTCTAAGCCAAGTCAGGTTTTCTACAACAAGACTTTCGATTTTCATCATTCCAGCGTTTTGGAATGGAACACCTTATGTAAAAATCTTGCATTCCTGTGCGCCTCGGCTCTCATTCGCCTGGCATTACTATGCATACGCTCAATGGCTCCGTCTATGTCATCAGTACAGTATGTTAACTGCTGTCGGATAACAGCCAGTTCGGAGATGATGCGGTCGCATTTTCTCTCTATACGGTCAAGCCTTGTCTGCCTGCGCCCGTTGTTATATTTGCGATTGTTCATAACTCTTGCGTTTTGCAGGAGTTACCAACGGGCCGTCGATTTATTCAGTCGGGTATAAAAAAAGCCGTGCCACAAAGGACACGGCGGGGTTCTTTAATTTAATGAAGCCTACCCTCACGGGCAGTTGTTTCGATTATCAATACTCGAACTCAATCTCATAGTCATTGCTGACAAGATAGGGAGGCAATTCATCGCCATCCGCGATACAACCATCAATATGAAGTTTCAAGGATTCATCAAATTTCTCTTTCAATGATTCAATGGTATCGCTTGTAACAACTACTGTCCCGGCTGTATTATCATGCCATGAGCAGCCGTAGTTGTCGCCAGACTTGATTATATTAACATAAATCTTTTGCATTTCCATTTTTTAAAACCAGGCGCGCCCAAAAGGACACGCCCGGAGAATTGTAATTAAAGCACATCGAAACTATAAAGTAACGGCACTCATCGCCGCACCCATAGTTCTAATGGTCGATAGGATTTTTGCGAGTGTATTTTCCGATGCTGTGGCAAGTCCGGATTTATATGCTCGCATTTTCGACTCGTTGATTCCGGCTTGCTTAGCAAATGCCGATATATTTATCCAGTCGAAATAATTGAAGAATGAGGGGAGGTCGTAGCGGAACTCAACCTCAATTTCTTCTGGAGAAACAGGCACATCCTTGCCCATTTCTTTCGCAGTTTCAAGGGATTCCTTAATTCCCTCCATAAAGTCGGTTTTGGCTTCCTGTGCTGAGTAGCCATAGCCGCCAAAATGACAACCGGCAATCACATCTTCGCAAGTGATTGCATAAAAGTTGTTGTCATTTCTTTCAACGATTGCCTTTATCTTCATCTTAATTCAAAATTTATGTAATCTTAAAACACATTGAATTAATCAATCCCCAAGTATCGGAGAGAGAAATGAGAGGGGTTATTCAACCCCTGCCCATTTCTTTGCTGCTTTCTCAAGTCCTTTCGGAACTTCTTCTGATTGGTGACGCGGGATGAGGAATGTTTCACCTGTTACCGGGTTAATCCAAAGGTCATGCCTTGTCTTGTGTTTCAGAAGATAACATCCGGCTCTTGAGATGAGTCTCGTTAACTCTGAGATTTTCATAATTTCAATGTGCTTTAGAATTACAACACAAAGGTAACGATTTTGTTGCTCATGTGCAAATTTTTCGGAGAAAAAATGCACGTCAACCCTCATTTTTTTCTCATCGCGGCCATTTGAGCCTTGATTTCACGGTTATGCCGGGCTACGAGATTGGCATACAAAGTGGCCTTGATGGTGTCCGGGTCTATCTGGAACTTGAAATGAGCCATCATCGTTGCCGTCTGTGCGTCAAAATGGCCGCGTATCTTTTCTCGCTCTGCGTTGACTTTCTCGTTCTCGGCCTCCAGATCCTGAAGTTCACGCTGTGACTGTGCGAGTTTTGCCTGAATGGTGCCGTCCACCCTGCTGTCGGGCCAGCCGGAGGCAGACAGGCCGTAGTCCACAAGCACCTCACGCGCTCTGCCGTATTGTTTGAGTGATACCAGATTGCCGCACATAGTGAAGATTATGACATTCATCTTGGCTTTAATCCAGTCCTCAACGTGCTTGAAATAGGAGCCTGTGCCCCCGGGGTCGGCGATAGCACGATATTCCAGCACTATGCTCCGAGTGGCCGCGGCCAGCTTATTCGGATTGCCTATCTCATGGTTGCCGAGCAATACGCTTGTATCGCCGCAGACGAGGTCAACGAATTGCGATAGTGTCAGTTGTTCGAGTCTCTCTTTCATATACGGTCTGCGATATATCGGTTTAACGTGTTGTCAATTGAGCTTTGGTACTGTCGGTTGGAGTGGCGCCGCATGATGAAAATGAAAGCATCCATTTTCTCTTCAAGCCGTCTGTAATCGTTATTGATGATAACAGGAGTGGCGTTGCTTTCACCGGCCATAGGCAGGGGAACAAGTCCGGGAGTGTTGTTGTCTATGCCGTCGATATTGGGCTTGACAATGGCTCCTGCGGGCAGATCTACAACTGTCGGGGTGTCGGGTGTTATCCATGACTGACCGCCGAAGATGACCAACTCGGGAACACCGCCATCACCGACAATCGCCGGGCCGCCTTTGTGTCGGTCGGTACCTTTAGCATACTTGGGTATCGGTGTCGCAAGGATTGTGGCAACTTGCACGGCACCCATGGCCCCGGCGATAGCGGCCATAGCAATACCGACCGGGAATGGCTCCATCTGCAACGCGTTCATGATGGCGAGTGCTGTTGCGATTCCAGCCTGTGCCACGCCGTTGGCCTTATCCCACACTGCCTGTTTGTGTTTGAGCTGCTGTTTCTTCTTCTCCAGCTCTTCATTCTTTTTGGCAGTCTGGGCTTCGGCCGCCCTCTTTCGAGCCTCGCCCTCCTCTTCAGTAATCACTTTTTTCTCCACAAGTTCGGTTATCCTCTCCTGTTCCGCCTCTCCGGCAGCGGTGTTAGCCTCCTGTTCTTCCTCGATTTTGGTAATCTTGGCGTCATAAACCGTGGCAACGAGTTCGGATATGGTGTTGAGGGAATCAGCGGCTATCTGTAACCACTGTTGGGCATTGGCCTTGCGTTTTTCGGTGGCCTTATTGTCTGCATCAGTGGCCTTTTCAATTTCAGCAATGGTAGCATCTGTAACCGATTTCGCCAGAGATATTTTCGCAGCTGCGAGTTCACGCTCCATACGTTCTCGTTCATCGACAGTCAGGTTATCGGTTTTAAGCATCTCCTCAAACATCTTGACAGTTGCATCTGCGGATTGAATGGCATATCTCTCCGTGATGTCTGCCGATGCGGCTTCATACTGTTCTTTTAGCTCGGCACGTTTTGATTCATTGTTTCCGGCGAGTTTGAGTTCTTCCGCATATTTCTTCTTAAGGGTATTCAACTCGGACATCATGGCGTTGTCGCGCTCTGATTGCTCATCTGCGTAACGTTCCTGAATTTTCTGCACACAGCGGTCGGCATACTCGTTTTCAAGATTTTCACGTTCCTTGTTGAATTTGGCGTTAATTAGGTTAATATCGGCGCCGGTCTTCTCGGCGGCTTTCAGTTCGGCGGCACGGGATGCTTCCAACTGCTCCAATTTCAAATCTAGTTCCTCCTTGCTGCCTTTTTCCACAGCGGCAAGACGGTTCTCAAGATTTATTTTGGAGAGTTCCTGCTGGTATTCCATCTCGCAGGCGGCCAATTCATTCTGCATCTGCTCGGTTAATGAAATCCTGAGCTGCCGTTCTTTTTCGGAATCGCCGGTGACCGCGTCGAGTTTTTTCTTATATTTAAGCCGGATGAGCGAAAGGTCTTTTTCATGACCGTCTTTCATTATTGCAATTTTGGATTCTTCGAGTTGGTGCAGCAGTTTCAGCTCCTCTTTGGCTCGTTTCTCGACCTCCTCTTTGGCTTTTAAACGCGCCGCTTTCTCTTCCGGCGATTCAGGCGTATTATTACCGCTGGGATTGGTGTCTTCATCAGTTTCAACGTGCTTCTTCAATGTTACTGGGCTTAGTTTGCCGTCAATTGTCTTGTTGAACTCCGTGGCGAAATCATCGGCGATTTCTTTACCCGCCGTTTTGAACTGAGATACCACGCCTTTTACACCTTCCGTGACGGCTGTCTTCATTTTATTGATACCTTCGGATAATTTGCCGCTGAGGATGAGGGAGAACCCTTCGGCAGCCTCTCCTACTGCTTTGAATCCGTTAAGTATCAGGCCGAACACGGTTTTAACGATGTCCCAAAGGGCTTTCCATGCAAAGCTGATGGCACTCACCGCAAGGCGTACCTGTGAAGCATTGTTATATAATTCAATAAACCAATTCACAATATCTACACAACCCTTGATGATTGAAATGATACCGTCATTAACAAAAATCTTAGCTTTGGTTGTCATCGACTCAAAAGAGCCGCCGGTGGCATCAAAAACGGATGCAATCACATTCTCCAACTCAACCTGACTTCTCAACTGCTCCTCCTGAAGTTTGCCGAGTTCCCCGGCACGGTCTTTCACATTGTCGAGATTGGTGTCAATATCTTTGAGGGTAAGAATATATTGCAGACCAGCATCTTCTCCGGGACCGCCGAAGATGTCAGCCAAAGCGGTGCCGACTTCAGATGATGATTCCGGGAACTCGGCCAGCTTTTCTGACACTTGTTGCATTATGTCAAATGTTGTCTTGCTGCCATCTGCCAAATCCTGTTGCACTTGTTTAGATGAGATGCCTATGCCTTCCAACGCCTCGGCAGTCGCTTTTGTCATCTCACGAATACGCAAATTGCCCTCTTTTATGACATCAATGCCTTTGTCGGAATATATACCGGCCTGATTGGCTTGTGTGGTTATGGCGATAAACTCACTTGCCGAGAGTCCTGCCTCGCGGAAATATGCAGGATATTCCTTTATGTTTTCCAAAAACTCTCCGTTGACATCGGCCCCGGCTGCAAATCCGTCCTCTATTAGTTTGAGTGATTCCTGAACGGAAATGCCGAATTGCTTTGACATCGCATTGGCCGCCTCAACAACCTCTTTGAAGTCTTTGTCATAGGAATCCGCGACTGCCTGAACCTCATTCCGCACGGCTTTCAATTCGGAACCTGACAAGTCGGTAAAGTCTTTGGTCAGTTTGGTGGCCTCTACAAGGCCTTTGTTATAGTCATACCACCATTTTACACCGGCGGCCACACCTGCGATACCTAATAGCGTAAGCACCCAGGGATTGGCAATCAGCCCAATCAATGTTTTGCCGAATGCCTTGACTTTTGTGTTGAGGCCGTCGATAAAACTATGTCCGCCCGAGTTGGCGAGTGATTGAAATGACTGACCGAAGTTGCTGTTCATGCCAATAATCGACAATAAAGAGTCTGCGTATTCCTCGTTTGACCCCGTAACCCTTTCAATCATCTCATTATTGGCTTCAATGCGCTCTCGATACTGTTGGATTGTTTCAGACGCGCCCTCGGCATTCACATCTACCATTTTGAGAGCTGCCGCAAGTCGTTTGTTCTGTTTCTCGGCTTCCTCTACGGTAGAGGGCATTTTCTCCATGACGTCTGACACATCCATAATGCGAGCCATGTTCTCCTTAATTTTGGCATTGATTTTATCAAGGGTCTCTGCATAGTTTTCATCAGATTGGTCAAGTTGGTTCTTCGCTTTTTCCAAAGACTTGTTCTGCTCTATACACCCATCAATGGTCGCGGCGTTGAGCTGCAATACACGATTGAGATCTTCGGTGGACGCCACTCCATTCTGGCAAGCAATAGCATAATTACCGACATTGCGCTGGTGCTCGCCTTGGTCGGCTGCAAGGTCTTTGAGATGGGCATCAAGATTCTGTATTGTTTCCTCAAGCTCTTTGCCATATTCCGAATCTCGCCCCTCTTCGGATAATTGCTTATACGCTTTCTTCAGTAGTTCGAGCTGTTGCGACATGTTGGCATAACTTGACTCAACGCTGAGATTGGCTTTTTCCTCGGCTGTGAGAAGTTGGTTGAGCACAGACTTCTCCTGACGCATTTGTCGGGCCAGAGCAATGAGTGCTGATTGTTTCTGCTGATACTCTGTCGCTGACATGGTTCCGGCTTTCAATGCCTTTTCATTGGCCTTTTGGGCTTCATTGTTTCTCTTCAATGCGGCCTCAACCTGCATGAGTCGTTGTATCTGACCCTCGTAGGTGTCATGGAACTGGTCAAGCAGACGCTTTACCCGTTCATGTTCTTTATATGAATCACGCTGGGTTTTGTTGACGCGCTCTTGCTCCATCAACTGTCGGGAGATGGTGTTGGTGGTATTGGCGACAACCTTGCCATGCTCCTCTATAACTTGCGTGAGCTGCTGTTGCACTTTGGAAGCCTCCTTGCCTTTATCGACAAGAATCTTCTCCAGTCTGTCAATGTCGCCCACGACACTGACGCTTATTTCAAGACCTTTGGCGAGATCCTTTGCTACTTTGGTGTAAGTATCGAGAACCTTTGACAACTCGGCGTCAAGTTGTTTCAGTTTCTCAATCTCATTAGGGTCTACAAGGTCGGTAATCTTTATTGCCATCGCTAATATGGGGAAATGTATTCTATAATCGGTTTATCTGTCTCTGTGTCGGTGGTAAATCCATATGTGCCGTCATCGTTCTTATAGAGAGCCACTGTCTTGTCATGCAGTTTGGCGGTCATCTTGGCAAGGCGGTACATACGCTCATACTCACTGGCCATCTTCTTATGTTCACACGCGCAACTCATCGGTATCCGCAATCGTTAAAGAATTTCTCTATTGCCGGCCACATATATTCGAGGTTGAACCATTCAACGGCGTCTTCCCCAAGCATAAACAGTCTATCTCCGTACTTCTTCTTGATTTCAGGCCCGTTTCCATTGCCTGGAGATACTTCAAGAAACGTACCCTTCATTATTGCTGAAATCTGACCGAAAAACGTTCCATCAATAAACAGGTTAGGCACTTCTATAGGCCGGGGCGAAAGACATAAATTTGGGCTTGCAACCGGTGGTGTTATCTCATATTTCCATTTAATGTAATCGTCTGCACGGCCATGCCAACGGCCGGGTTCGTCAAAGAACGGGTCTTCGTCATATGTAGGTGACAGATATTCGCCATCGCCATCCTGACCGTTGTAAATCTGTTCTTGGATTAAATCGACCACATCAGATGAATGGTTGCCCAGGCATTGTAATGCATTGTCCTCGAACCCCTCGGCTATCTTGTGGATAATGTCATGGACTCCTATTATATCCATACTGAAAGATTAAGGGGCGGAGATTTACACCACCGCCCCGGATTATTACTTCTTGTATTTTGACGCCCCCGTGATGAGGTCATGGACGGCCCCGAGCATTTTACGTCTGGTCGCCTCCTTTCGGTCCTGCCAAAAGACGTTCAAGTGCTGGGCGATGAACTCATCTCTTGTCAGCCTTTTGGCAGGTTCCTTGAGGAATGTTACATTCTCATACTTTACCATAGCGGTCAGACTTCTTCGATACCTTCGATTCCGGCTTCAAGGAGCGTCTTGGGCGCTTTGAGCTTGGGAACGGCCGAGCCTGACACCGTGAGCGTGAGAGTCTTTTTCTCGGCATCGTAGGTGGCGGCAGTCGCCCCGGCGATAGCGGTGGCACTGTCTGCGATCAGAGCACCGAAAGTAGGTGTGAGGTCATAGCCGCCGATGCTCTCCAGCAGCTTGAAGTCGTTGCCTGTGTCGCCGGTCTTGACGAGCTTGACGGCGGTCAGGCCGAGAGTGGCGCGCTGGGGGTTGAAATCGAGCTTCACATAGTCGGCACGCTCGATAGCGGCGCGGGCATCTTCATGACAGAACTTAACGGTCATCGTGGACTTGGCGGAGCTGGTCGAGTACGGCGTTGCGTTGGAGTGGATAGTCGACATGGGGAACGGCGCGAGTACGTCGGTGTCGTCTTTGAGGCCGTAGAGGTAGTTTTTCTCGTCGAAGAAGTACGCACCCCATGCCATGCCGGAGCATTTGGTGAGCGAGGCATGAAGTTCAGGATAGTTCTTGTCGAGGGTGAACGTGTCGGCACGGTCGCTGTAACCGGTCACCTGAAGACCGCCATAGCCGACGGCGCCTGTCTGGGCTTCACCGCCCTCCGGGGCATACTCGCAGAAACCTTTGATGCCGTAGATGCGTTCATGCTCGTCAGCGTGGGCCAACCTGGTCAGTTCTTCGATTGTAAGTTTGGCCGGCAGCTTGGTGCCATAGGGTACGATGATTGCGCCTTTCATGCGGGCGAAATCGACAGGACACTTGGAGAGTCCGGTGTTGAGGTGTGAGTCGTCACACGATCTGATGGGTCTCATAATTTATCTACACGTTTGATTTGTTATTGTTAATTCAAGATTTGTAATATTTATGGCATCAATGGGTTCACTGACCGCATCCCCGGTGCCGTCGTGAGCGCCATATCTGCCATAAGAGTAGTTTTCAGAGTAGCGGTGTTTCACCACCTCATCATAACCGAAATCTAATCTCCCGTCCTCTTTCAGAGCTTCCAACAGCCTATTATAAATAGGCCGTAGAATGTTCTGAAATGACAACTCTAATCTTTGCTCGTTGCTCCATTCTTTTGAGGTGGAGCAGGCTATGATTATATTGACAGTAGCCTTACTGAAATAATCCGGGGAATTGCGCTGCTCTTGGAACGGGCAGAACAGGGCGATGAGGGGAAATTTCTGCTCATTGCCTTTGGGTGTTTTGCTCAATTCGTCGAGGCTGTCTTTGACATACCGGGAGTTGCCGAAAGTATAGTTTATCTCCGGGCAGGCGATTTCCATACTCTCGCCACTATGGAACTGCGTAACGACAATGTTGCAGTTCCTGGCGGTAGCCTCTACCACATCACGGAAAATCTCTATTATTTCGCGGCTACGGTTCATAGATTGAGAGAATTGATTTTGGTAAGCAGGTTTGAATCTGTTGTTATGCCGGGAACGTGGCAGTCTGATGTCCTGGCCCATTCCGCAAAGTCTGCCATCATCTCCACCATGTCGTTCCATGCAGATACCTGACGTCGTATGGGCGCAACGTAATCGTTGGCACATTTGAGGCGTACAAGCCCGGTCATTGTGGCCTGACTGTTGCTATCACGCAGAATCTTATAGAACACATAGTTTGCAAAAGGCTCACGGAGCTGCTCTATGACCATATCAAGTGCCACATCCCTTTCCTCGTCCTCGTCTTGTTCAATGAGTTTAAGATAAGAGATAACGGCACTGGCGATGGGAGCGCCAAGAGCCTCTTTCAAAAACGGTCGCTGGAACATTCGGACATACGCCATGATTGCGGCGTTGACTTCCTCGGAATTTGCATTAGGCATCTTGCCCGGCGGAATCTTGCCGAGAGTCGCGTTCTGAATGTGACGTGGGCCGTCGATGAAGTATGAGCAGTCTATCAGCATTGCTTACTCTGATTTTTTTGAGCGGGTTTTCTTGGGAGTGGGAGCCGGAGCTTCTTTGGTATCAACCTCGGGAGTGTCTTTGACATCATCGAGGTTGACCTCTGTCATGTCTTCGACCTCCACGGTCTTGCTGTCATCCACGGGTTTGGGGTTATTGGGAACGGTTTCGGGTACGTTTTCAACGATGTTTGCAACGTTTTCGGTACTTTCGGGAACGGTTTCGGGACTATTGAGAACAGTCGGTAACGATTTCTGTTCTTCAAGCTCCATTATGCGGGCATCTTTTTCCCGCAACTGTTTGATTATTTCGTCACGCTCATTCTTGAGACGGACTACTTCATCACAAGCCGGACTTGTGGCCGGGAGAATTGCAAGCAATCCCCGGCGCACTTTGTCGCGGCATAAACGGCGGACGAAATCGAGTTCTTGGGGTTCACCCCTTACGATTATGTCCATTATCCTTCTGTTGTGATGGTTGTAGTTGTTGAAACAGGTTTGGTGATAGCCAGCTTGAGCTGGTTCATGTCTCCATAAGCGAAAGTCCACGGCATATATACCGGGAAGATTACCTCTTCCTGGACGATGAGTACCACCTCGTTTGTGAGTTTCGTTTCCACATCTTCGGCCCATTCGAGGGACAGGGATGTGTAATCGACGAGGTGGGCGCCGGCCTTGAGGTCGCCGAGCAGATACTTGCCGGCAGGGATGCCTGCGTATTCCACCACGGGGCGGGACGCGATATATTTGATGCCGTTTACGACCTTGACGAGTCCGAGATTGCGGCCGAGAGCGTCCTTTTCGCTGTCGATGGCGTTGACGGTAATCGGATTCAGCACGAGGAAGTTCGGGAAATATTGGCCGAATGTCATCACGGCGAAAGCGGTCTTGATTGCGTCCTCGGAGTTGGGAGCCTCGATGCTCTTGAAAGCTGCGTTGTTCACCTTGAAAGTCATCTTGGCGGCAGAGGCCTCTTCCTCGGTGATGGCCACACCGAGCAGGAGAACCTGACGGTCGGTGACTTTGACAACGTTGTGGGTGGCGTTCAGATTGGCGTTGGAGGTGGCCCCGGTGAAAGTAATCGCCATGCCGTCGAGAACGAGGGGCTGAGGATTAGTGAACTCTACGAGAGCGTCGGCACCGCCGTTGTAGGCAGTCACGCTTTGGACGCTTCCGGCCTTGCCCTCGACGATGTTGTCGGTGATGATTTTCTCGACAGGGAGAACGCCCTTGTGGTTGGCGATGCCGAGCAGATTCTCTCCGTTGCCGTCACCGAAAAGGATATTCCAGTCCTCGGCCATATACACGGCCTCGGGCATCATAGCGAGGATATAGGAGCGCAGATAGGCGCGGCTCTTGAGCATACGCTTGGAGATTCGCATATGCGTACCGAGGCGCTTGGTGCCGGTCTGTACTTCTTTTGTCTTGATGCTCGATTCCGGCAGACGGCCGTTTTCTGTGACGTATCGTGCGTTGCGGTCCATGGAGTCCACCTGTGTGAACGCAAGGTTCGGGAACGCCGGATCGCCGGACAGCACCTGAAGAATCTCTCGCATATGCAAAGGTTTGTTGGCGATGGGCGATACAACGCGGCTCTGCTGCTGGGTGATAAGGTGCGTACCCTCGTAGTTGTCGGTCATTGACACGACTTCTTTGAGAGAGAACCCGTCGAACTGGCCCGACTTGCGAGTGTTTCCGGCGGCGAAGTCCTGGAACTTCTCGCTGTCGAACATGGCCTGAAGCTTTTCGTCGAACTTGTTGATGGTGTGCATCGAGATGCCTCTCTGCTTGAGCTTCTCAACGGCCTCGGCTGTCGATTTGAGCTGTTTGATGAGGTCGTCATTCTCCTTGCGGAGTTCGGCGAGGGCATCTGTATTGCTCTTTGACATCTGACTGCTGAGTTCAGTCAGTCGTTTGGTGAGATCCTCGTCGGAAATCAGGCCATTGTTTGACTTGTTGATTGCATCGGTGAAAGCACCGACCATTGCGTTGATGAACGTGCGCTGCTCATCGGGGAGTCCGGCAGTCTTGATGCCGAAAATCTCCTGTACTTCTTTTTCTGTTAATTTTGCCATAATGCACTATGAAATTAATGGTGATTGTTTACTTTTTTGTTGCGGCGTTGAGGGTGGCCCAGAACGAGGCAGAAGGTGATGGTTCAGTATGTGATTTTTCCTTTTTACCTTCCGGCTTCTCTTCTTCATCTCCTGGTTTGGTGCCGGAGTTCGGTTTCTTGCCCTCCTCATCTTCGGGTTTCTTCTCCTTAGTCTCGGTAGATTCGGGAATGAGGAGGCTATTGTTACGGAAGACACGGGACCAACAATAGGGGCAGCGCACATATGCGAAAGCATCGGCGATACTCTTTGTGGTCAGTTCTTTCTTGGTTGCCGCCATGCCGTCGATAATCGAGGACACGGCCGCCTGAATCTCCGGACGGTAACGGTCTATCTGGCGACGTGCCTCATTACGGGCAATAGACGATACGAACTCTAATGCCGCGTCTTGTACTTCCTGCGAGAAAGTATGCTCCGGCTCGTTGTCGTAATCGAACTGATGACCGCAACACGGACACGTCACTATCAAGCCGCCGCTGAGTGATTTGAGTAGCAGATTGAGTTCCATATCGTAGTTTTTAAGTCGCTCGTCGGAATATCCGTGCTGCTTGAACGCCATACGGATAAGTTCAACGGCATCTCTGATCTGGTTCTCGGTGGCACTCTTCAGTCCTACAAGGAAAGTCTGAGGATTTGCTCCCCAGCCTGTCAGCGTGGAGTATTCGAGCATTTTCCACCTCACAACTTTGCGGCGGTCTTCCTCATCACGGGCAAGAGCCTTTACACCGATAGAGTGTTCAAGGGTTCGGCCACAATCCCGGAAGAGTTTATAATCTTCCAGAATGTCACGGCCAATCTGCTTCTTGAGGTTGAGCTGGCCAGTCATTATGAGGTTGTTGTCCTTTTCCTCGCCTGACAGGGGCACGCCCAAGAGCTGGCGCGTGTCGTGGTTCAGATACCATCGCATTTTGTGCATGTCATCGCGGAGGGTGTCCGTGAATGAGCCGGGCATCGAGATGTCGTGCTGTGCGTCCTCGATGCCTATACCGTTCACCCCTACGGTGACGATACCTTTCTCAGTGACGTCCAGTGCTTTTGTTTCGTACTGGAGGTTAATCATCTGTTCTTTCATTGTTTTCTCCTTTCGAGGGTTTATTATTAAGTTGATTGTTGTCTGGATTCTTTCCTCCGGTCTGGCCGGTATTTATCTGAATCGGTGAGGACTGCGCCTTTATCACGCTATCCACTTTGGCTATCTCTTCAGGTGTCATCTCAAACTTGGTCTTGTCGAAAATGTCGCCCTCGAGTGCGTCTTCATGGATTTGTGAGCGCCAGTCGTTGATGGATATAAGGCCGTTGTTGAATTGCGACAGGCAGCGTTCATTAACCAGCTTCTTGACTTCCTCACCCTCTTTGAGGCCAATTTGTAGACAGGCCACATCGCTGAAATCGCAATCGAGATACAAACCTTTCTGTTCAAGGCCGAGGAATGTTGTGATAGCCTCACAGAATCGCTTGGCGGCAGGTATGATGACTGATGTATAGACGCTCTTCTCGGCCGTGTCCTGATTACTGAAAGTCGATTGGTCTTTGCGAGGCACCAGAACGGACGGAATGCCGAACACGGATGCAATCTTGATGGCATCCTCCAGCGTTTCCTCAAATGGCTGCATCTCGGATATGGATGAACTTGTCTTAATGAAGTTCACCGGAATATCCGTGATGACATACGGTGACTTTCCTTCTCCGAATCCGTATTTGCTGTTGAACTCTTTACGGAGTTCTTCTTTCTCTTTTGGCTCAAGAGCAACAGTCCCGGTCGGGTCTTCTTTTTGTGCCACGATAAAGCCGAGGGCGCCACGTTTCAAATAAATCACATTGCGGGCCTCATATACCGCGATGAGGTTTGCAATGGGCTTTTTGACTGACAACAGACGACTTTCTGCTTTCAAGTATCCATTGCCTCTAATCAGTTCGGGTATGCCGTCACGGTCATGCCATATCTGCCAATAAGGGATAGTCAGGCCGGAGTATGCTCCCAAATCGAGAGTATAGCCTTTAATCAGCTCTTCAATGTTGGCTATGCCGAACATGGGAACGCCATAGCTATACTCCATCGGTTTGACTTCGACAAGATGG